TTGCGTTGAATTTAAATGGAGAGGAGTTTTCTTTTGATCAATATGTTCAAGTCGTAGAAGCAAATTTAAAATCAGAAAAAGAACTCAACGAGTTTATAGATGCACATATAACTAAAATATTAATGGGTGGTGCTGAAGAATTTAATGATGGCCCTCCATGCCTACAAGCAATATCAAAAACAATTGACGATAGTAATAAACTACCAGACGAAAGAGATAGATTTTTATTTAATTACATGGTGTTTTGTAAAAAGAAATACCCAGACCTTTGGGAGAAAAGAGTTTTAGAGGGCGCAAGAAAATATATTTTATACGATGAAGAGTGGGGTGATAAAAAAGTTTTAGATAAAATAAAATCTTGGCGTAAGCCGACCGCAGGGCATCTTTGTGATCAAGATCCTATTAGAAATTTTTGTATTAAATCAGAGTGTGCTAAAAGACAGTTTGGATACATGTCAGATAAACAAAAAAAGTTTCCACAACTATCTGCTTTAATTAGAATTGACTACCAACCCGAACCAGAATTTAGATTTACAGTTCACTTCAATGATAAACAAGATGGAGAGATGAGTAAACAGGTTGTAGCAAGAGATATTAATTATCTAATGGATATGGAAAAATGTAGAAGATTGATAGGTGCACATACACCGATAGCACCTCCTAGAATTAAACAAGATGAATTTCAAAACATAGTAGAGAAATTAAAAGAAACAGAGACGGTGCAGCCACCTCCAGCAGGAACGTCACCAAAAGAAATACTACACAAATATTTAGAAGAGCACATACACGGCGTCCCAGCAATTAGCGCAACATCATTTAGTAGTGGATCTATATTAAAGGAAGAAGGCTTTGCATATTTTACCATGGAGGTATTTTTTAATTATTTAAAAAATAAAGAATGGAAAATGAAGTATGAAAAAACTGGTAGAATGTTGATAGAAGAATTCAAAGCTGAGTTAGGATATTTAAAAAGGTATCCAAAAAAAGATACAGATAAAAAATCACACAACCCAATCAGATGTATTAAAGTTCCCATGACATTCTTTGAAAGAAACGAAGAGGAAGTGGAGATCATAGACATGAAAAATAAAGAGGATATACTTTGATAAAAAAATTTTATGGGCCACCGGGCACAGGTAAAACAGAGAAGTTGATAAGAAGAGCTTTAGCCTATGTGAGGTCCGGCACTGACATAAAAAACATTGGATACTTTGCATTTACAAAGAAAGCGGCCAACACTGCTAAAGAAAGAATGTTAAATAAAAATAGACAGTTTCAAAAGAAAGATCTTAAATATTTTCAAACACTACACTCTTTAGCTTTCCGTACTTTAGGACTTAAAGAAGAGAATGTTATGCAAGACTATCACTATGATGACATAGGAAAAACTTTAAGCATCAGTGTAAAAGCAAAAAGAGATTTGGATTCGTCACCTTATTTAACCTGTGATAATGAATACTTTCAGATCATATTAAAATCTAGAGAGAAGAATATAAAAGTTTGGGATGAGTATTGTACGGCTGAATACGATAAGGATATAAATCCAGGTATATTAAAACACATAGCTGCTAATTATTTTAAGTACAAAGAGAATAACGCCTTGATAGATTATACCGATATGATTCATCAGTTTATTGAAAAAAAATATTTATGTCCTAAATTTGATGTGGTGTTTATAGATGAGGCACAAGACTTATCACCGATACAGTGGATGATGTACGATATATTAAAAGCTAATACAAAAGATATGTATCTAGCTGGTGATGATGACCAGGCCATATATGCATGGGCAGGGGCAGATGTTGATAGGTTCATAAAAGAACCAGCCAAAGAAGTAGTATTAAAAAAATCACGAAGAGTCCCTGTTAAGATTCAAGAGGTATCTAATATTATAATTAGTCGTATCGAGGGGCTAAGAGCAGATAAAGTATACCACCCAAAGAATGAAGAAGGCTCCTCAATAAAAATTAATAATTTAGAAAATGTAGATTTATCAAAAGATAATTGGTTAATTTTAACTAGAACAATTAACAAATCGATAGAGATTGCAAAGCAAATAAAACAAAAAGGTTATTTATTTGAAAATAAATACATTAAAAATTTTAATACAAAGTTGCACAAAGCAGCAGTGTATTATTCTAGATGGACAGACGGTGAAGATTTAGAACAAACACAAAAAGAAGATGTAGAAGATTATATGTCAGAGGATAATTGGAATGAATTAGTTCCATGGTACGAAGCTTTTGATAAAGCAAACCTTGAAGATAAAAATTACATACGATTATTATTATCAAACAAAGAAAAATTAACAGAAGATCCAAGAATAAAAATATCTACCATACATGCAGCAAAAGGAGGAGAGTGCGATAATGTAATATTAGTGTTGGATAACGCTAGGAAAATTAGAGAAGGTGTGTTAAAAAGTAGTAAGAAAAGAGATGAAGAACACAGAGTCTGGTATGTAGGTATAACTCGTAGCAAAAATAATTTATACTTAATGCGAGCAAAAATAGAAAGGCACGGTTACAACTTATGACACATAAAGATATATTTGAAGAGGCATTTCCACAGTTTACTCAGGTAGGGGGGAATCACTACACTAAGTTTCCCATACAACCCTATGAGTTTATTTCTAAAAATAATCTTTCGTTTTTTCAAGGCAACGTTATTAAATACGTTTGCAGGTATCAGCGTAAAGGAGGAGTAGAGGATCTTAAAAAGATTGTTCACTACTGTCAACTAGAGATGTTAAAATTAAAAGATCAGAAAAAATGAAAGTACCTATATTCGAGGCACAAACGGAGTGGATAGAGCCCGAAGAATATCCAGATCTAAGATCGTATGATGAGATAGCGATTGACTTAGAGACTAGAGATCCAGAGTTAAAGACAAGAGGATCTGGTTCTGTCATAGGTTTAGGAGAGGTCGTAGGCATAGCTGTTGCTGTGCCTGGTAAGAAATTTTATTTTCCAATCGCTCATGGCTCTGGACCCAACATGGATAAAGTTAGAACACTAGAGTGGTTTAAAGATATTCTATTATCAGATGCTACAAAAATTTTTCATAACGCAATGTATGATGTGTGTTGGATAAGAAAATTAGGTTTAAAAATCAATGGTTTAATTGTTGATACAATGATAGCTGCATCTTTAATAGATGAGAATAGATTTAGATATGATTTAAATACTTTGTCTTGGGACTACCTTGGTTTTGGTAAGTCCGAGGCAGCGTTGAACGAAGCTGCAAAGTCAAGAGGACTAGATCCTAAAGCTGACCTATGGCAGCTACCAGCTATGGAGGTTGGATCTTACGCAGAGAAAGATGCAGAGCTTACATTAGAGCTTTGGCAAATTTTTAAAAAAGAAATTGTTTACCAAGACGTTGAATCTATATTTAATTTAGAGACTGATCTTTTTCCTTGTCTGGTTGATATGCGTTTTTTAGGGGTGAAAGTAGATGTCGAACATGCTCATAAATTAAAACAAGACTTAGAATACCAAGAAAACTTATTACTGAGACAAATAAAAAAAGAAAGTAACATAGATGTTCAAATATGGGCAGCAAGATCGATTGCCACAGTTTTTGATAAATTAAAATTACCTTACGAACGAACAAAGAAAACACAAGCACCTTCTTTTACAAAAAATTTTTTACAAGAACATCCACATCCTATTGTTAAACAAATAGCAAAAGCTAGAGAAATAAACAAGGCCCATACTACATTTATTGATACCATAATTAAATACGAACATAACGGTAGAATCCACGCGGAAATAAATCAAATAAGATCCGATGCTGGAGGCACAGTTACCGGAAGGTTTAGTTATAATAACCCTAATTTACAGCAACTTCCTGCACGGAACAAGGAACTTGGACCTATGATTAGGTCTTTGTTTTTACCAGAAGAGGGATGTACATGGGGATGTTTTGATTACTCACAACAAGAACCAAGACTAGTTGTACACTACGCTTCTCTCCATAAATTTCCAACAGTATACGATGTAGTAGATGCATATGAAAATGATTCATCAACAGACTTCCACCAAACCGTAGCTGATCTTGCAAAGATTCCAAGAGATCAAGCGAAGACAATAAACTTAGGTTTGTTTTATGGAATGGGTAAAGCTAAACTCCAGGCTGAACTAGGAGTATCAAAAGAAAAAGCAGCAGAATTGTTTGACCAATACCATGCGAAGGTTCCCTTTGTTAAACAGCTAATGAACTCGGCCTCTAATCGTGCACAGGAACGTGGACAGATACGTACACTTCTTGGTCGGTTATGCCGGTTTCATTTGTGGGAGCCCAATCAGTTTGGTATGCATAAAGCCATGTCTCATGAAGATGCACTCAGGGAACATGGACCAGGGATTAGAAGAGCGTTTACATACAAAGCTTTAAATAAATTAATTCAAGGTAGCGCAGCTGACATGACTAAAAAAGCAATGTTGGAGTTATATAAAGAAGGAATTTTAGCACACATACAAATACATGATGAGTTAGATCTATCTGTGGAGTCAGACGCACAGGCAAAAAAGATAATTGAAATTATGGAAAATGCCGTTAGTCTAGAAGTCCCTAACAAAGTTGACTATGAGTCTGGTAAAACTTGGGGGGATATTTATGATAAGGATTAATTATGGCTTATTTAAAAAATAATGTTTCTTATAAATACATATTTAGATAAGAGTAAGATACAGGGTGTTGGAGTATTTTCAAAAGAAGATATTAAAAAAGGACATAAGATACAAGAAGAAAGATCTAATTTTCAAATGGAGTTTGACAAAAATAATTTACCATCAATGCCTTTAGCTTTTGCTAATTTTCTTGAAACACATTCTTATCAAAAATATCTACATCCAGATATATTAATATTACAATTAGATAATTCAAAATATATAAATCACAGTAAAAATCCAAATTTAAACCATGATGGGTTTGCAATTAAAGATATTAATATTGGTGACGAAATAACAATAGACTACAGAGACTTTGGTGATAATATTAATGCATGGCTTATTTAAACGGAAACATACCAGTAGAGTATGCACAAATCAGAAGAGAATATTTATACGATCTTAAAAAACATCATGGAGAAGTTGAAGACTGTATTATCTTTGGTGTTACTTG